TGTTTCAGGTTCTGCATATGAGCCTGTTCGCATCGCCACTGCCTGATGATTTCACTTTCGAGTTTAACGAGCTGTGGCAGACGCCAGACAGTGAGCGCGCCGACACTGCAGCGAAGGTTGTGGCCGCAACCGTTCAGGCTGTTGACGCTGGGCTGATGGCCGCGCCGGTCGATGCCAGTCAGGTAGGTATTGCGCGCAATGTCGATGCGACTCAGGTAGGCCAGACTGACGGGCAGAACTTCGGGCAGATATTCGATGGCGAGATTCGCTTTACAATAACCGGGCGCGATAACCCGACCGACACTTACATCCTGATTCAGGCCATTGACGGTCATCAGGCATTTGTGGCCGCGAAGGTCAACACGACGCTGGCAGCGGGTTATACGGTGGCAGATTTGCATGCCGCCACGATGCAGGGCTTCCAGCCATTTGGCGTGACGCAGGGCATTACTGCGCAGATGCCAGACACCGTATTCCCCCGCGGGCGCGTGATGTATGGCATGGCCCGAGACGTGATGAGCAACGTGGCTGAGCAGTGTAATGCTAACTGGCAGATTGTGGATGGTCAGGCGCAGATGGTCAGCACTGACAAGTACATACATGAGGCGATCGTGCTTAACAGCCGCACCGGACTCATCGGCATGCCACAGCAGACTATGGGCGCTGGGGTGAACGTTCGTTGCCTGATCAACCCTAATATTCGGGTTGGCGGACTGATAGAGCTCGACCAGGCATCTGTGTATCGCTCAGCGCTCTCCAGCGACGAAGTCCAGCGTTCCGGAGGTCGCATATTTGAGACTGAAAATAACGGGAATCTGAACGTTAACGGAACACTGCAACAGCCCGCAAGTATTGCGACCGATGGCGTTTATATCGTGCGTGGCATTATGTACACTGGTGATACACGCGGACAGGCGTGGTATATGGACATGATGTGCGAAGCGCGTGGCGCAGTTGACCTCCTGGCTGCAACTGCGATGAATAGATATTTAGGATGAATGAAAAGTGAAAACAATAAGAGTTTTTTCAGTACTGCTACCACTATTACTAACCGCATGTGCTTGGGATCCTGGTGGATTCAAGGCTCAGGAAAAATGGCTGGCTCAAAAAAAAGAAGAGCAAATAAATAACAAGCGCAAGGCTGCAGAGACAAAGGCCATTCGAGAGGCAAATGAAGATAAAATTGAAGCGCAATTCAAAGCGTCTCATCCTGAGGTTCCCATCGGGGATATGAACATTTCAAAATTTAATAATGTACAAGGAAAATTTGGCACTGCATTAAATAATTTAGGATTCGTAACCCGTTATCCGAATAAGCAAACCTCTGATAATGTATACTTAAAAGTCGGATCCAATGATTTGACCCTTAGACGCTTTCAAATAGCTTTAGAAGAGTACGCAAAGGAATGCAGGCGAGTGTCCGCATATAACAACACTGACTATACGAATTTATGTATTTCAAACTTAACAAAAGCGCTCAATGATTTTTCAACAGTGCTAAAAAATAGGCGCATACCCAATAAAACTAAAGCAGTTGCTCTAGACGAAGCGACGTTTGGAAACTTTATTGATTTCGAGCATGCGGCGAAACTGGCCATCATGCATACCAAACTTTGCCAGCAGCAAGGTAGTCAAGGCTATGTCGGAATGCTTAGTGTTGCCGCTCCTTGTAATGGGCGGGGCGATGTTTACAGTATCGTTGCAGCTGAAAAGATGGGTTTATTGTAAATCTAACTCTTGTTTATCAACCCGCTTCGGCGGGTTTTTTATTGGAGCTAATATGCCAGTTTCACCACAATCACAGGCTGGCGGTGAATCGCAGGCCTATAAAGCTTTGTCAGATTCCATCTTCTCTATGCTCCGCGTCTCCATGCCTGGCATTATCCAGGCCTTTGACCCGATCGCCTGCACCTGCACAGTTCAGCCTGCCATCAGCGGTCAGGCAGCCGATGAGCTGGGTAACTTCAAATCGGCACCTCTTCCTTTGCTTATCGACGTTCCGGTGGTGTTCCCCCGCGGCGGCGGATGCACGATAACTTTCCCGGTTAAGGCCGGGGATGAGTGTCTGGTCATCTTCAGCGATCGTTGCATTGATTTCTGGTGGCAGAACGGCGGCATTCAGGAACCGGTAGACCCCCGCCAGCATGACCTGTCAGATGCGTTCGCTATCATAGGTCCGCAATCGCAGGCCGAAGTGATCAGCAACATCAGCCCCTCAACGCTGCAGATGCGCACCGATGACGGGGCCGCCTATATCGAACTCGACCCGAACAGCCATGCAGTAAATATCGTCGCTCCGGGCGGCCTAAATGTTACGACGCCTCTGGCTAAGTTTAGTCAGGCGGTAACGATAACAGGCCTTCTGACGTGGATGGGCGGCATGGTTGGTAGTCTAGCGACAGGTACAGCAGCCAAAATTACGGGCGCCATCGAATTCCTTGGCAGCCTTAAATCCAACGGCAAGGACATCAGCGATCAGCACACGCACAACGGAGTGCAAAGCGGCAGCAGCAATTCAGGCAAGGTGAACTGATGCGATACAGACGCGAAGATGAAAACGGCGATTACACCTTCGGTAAAGGCGATGACACCTGGCTGATTAACTCGCCAGAGTGTGTAGCGCAGGCGATCAAGACGCGCTTCCTGCTCTGGTATGGTCAGTGGTTCCTCGACACGACAGAGGGCACTCCATGGGTCCAGTTAGTGCTCGGAAAACAGAAGCCTGAAACGTACAACCTAGCCATCCGAAAAAGGATTCTTGAAACACCCGGCGTCAACTCAATTAAGTCGTTCGATACCAACCTGAACACCTCATCACGGCGTGTGATTTTCACCGCAACCATCGACACCATTTACGGAACGACGACCGTCACAAGCGAGGCATAATGGCTCTCAATCTCGATACGCTGGGGCTCTCCGCTACGGTGACCGCCTCAGGGATAAGTGCGCCCGATTACCAGACAATACTGAGTAAACTCACCGAATATTTTCAGCAGATTTACGGTACCGACGCTTACTTAGATCCGGACAGCAAAGACGGCCAGTTGGTGGCTTTGGTAGCCCTGGGGGTACATGACGCTAACAACACGGCGATCCAGGTTTACACCTCATTCTCACCATCAACCGCCATGACCGACGCGCTTACCCGCAACATCAAAATTAACGGTATCACGCGAAAGCCTTCAACGAATTCCACGGTTGACCTGACGCTAAGCGGCACTGCCGGCACCACGATCACCAACGGCTCCGTTAAGGATGCGAACGGTATTATCTGGAACCTACCCGCCAGCGTTACGATTGGCGTTGGTGGCTCAGTGACTGTGACAGCAACCTGCGCCGTTCCGGGCGCAGTAGCAGCTGTGATTGGCTCAATAACCCAGATCAACACCCCAACCCGCAACTGGACAGGCGTTACCAACTCAGTTGCGGCCGCAGTGGGCTCAGATGCGGAAAAGGACTCGGCACTGCGCATCAGGCAAGGCCAGAGCGTTGCTATCCCGTCCCTGACACCATTTGAAGCCGTCGATGGCGCACTGGCTAATGTTGCTGGCGTGACCCGGCATAAGCTTTATGAGAACGATACCGGCGCGACTGATGTCAACGGCATTCCCGGACATTCTATTGCTGCCATTGTTGAGGGCGGGGATGTCACCCTGATTGCACAAACCATCCGGGGCAAAAAAGGTCAGGGCGTGGGGACTTTCGGCAGCACAACTACCCAGGTGCCTGACAAATACGGCAACCCGCACAACATCAGCTTTTCACGACCGACTAATGTCCCGATCTATGTGGCTCTGGTGCTGAAGGCATTCACCGGATACACCACGCAAATCGGTGAACAGATAAAGCAGGCGATAGCTGACTACATCAACTCTCTGACAATCGGGGATGACGTATTGCTCAGTCGCCTGTATTCACCTGCAAACCTCGGCGTAGTCAGTGGCGGTAATGCTCGTTATTACGACATCAATAGCCTGCAGATAGGCAAGTCAGCAGCGTCCGTGTCCGCATCAAACATTGTCATCGCCTATAACGAATCGGCCACCTGCAGCGCAGCGAACATCTCCATTACGGTGTCGCCATGAGCAAATACACAGACCGCATAACCAACTATCACCGGGGGAAGCCCCTGTTTGTTGAGCACGTTGATTTATCGACCCGCCCACTCTCAGACGTATCTTCTGCGATGTATGGGCTGATTTCAGCGTTTGATATTGATGAGGCGGTTGGCATTCAGCTTGATGCGCTGGGTGAGTGGATAGGCAGAAGCCGGATTGTCAGCCAGCCAATAGCAGGCGTGTATTTCTCTTTTGACACCGATGGCCTGGGTTGGGATCAGGGCGTGTGGCAGGGGCCATATGATCCCGACTCAGGATTTACCAGCCTAAGCGACGACACGTACAGAATCGTTCTGAAAGCAAAAATAGCTATCAATAACTGGGATGGGCAGAACGATAGCCTTCCTCCAATTCTTGAAGCTGCGCTTGAAGGCTCAGGTCTGAAAATGCAGATCGTCGATAACCAGGATATGACGATTTCGGTATGGGTATTTCCTGAGACGGATATCTCCCTGGTGTCGCAAGAGCTTATTGCTGCAATTAAACAAGGATATCTGACGGTAAAAGCCGCAGGTGTATGGGCAGGAGACATTCAGACACCTTCAATACTGACACCATCGGTCGGAACGAAATTCTTCGGATTCGACATGGATAATGAATTTATTGCCGGATTTGATGATGGCGCATGGGGAGTAACACTTTAATGGCAACTAATAACTTTAAACCGTTTGCAACAGGCAATGGCGCTAATGTCACCACTCAGCCAGACTATGAAGCCCTCACAGCATTGCTTAGTGGCTTCCAGGCTGGCAAGGCTAGCTCAGCCCAAATAAACAAAGCCCTTCGCCAGGGTACGGTCATGGCTGCAATGCTGGGTGCATTTATGAATGACAGAGGCATAGATGCGAAAGATGATGGAAATCTCAGCACGCTGCTGGCCAACTTCAAATCAGCACTGACTAGCCTATCGGACACAAGATATCTGGGCACTGCAAACAAGCTTGTTGAATTTCTTAATGCCGGATCTCAGGCACAAGCTGATGCCAGATTTAATATCGGGTGCGGCACAGCCGCTACAAAAAACGTGGGGACTGCAACCGGAAATATTCCTGACATGGCAAGCTTTGCAAGCCTACAGTCATCAAGCGGATATCAGCAACTGCCTGGCGGGCTAGTTTTGCAGTGGATCAATAGCACCGCACCTGACGGCACAACGAGCGGATCAGTAGCTCTGCCTGTCGCTTTTAGCAATCAAACGCTTGTTGCCTTTATCTGCGATTCTATTACGACTGGATCACCCAGCAGCTTCAACTTAGCCTGGAGCATTAACACTACAACCAGGAGCTCAATCTCTTGGGTTGCAACTTCCGCAGGC